AGCTCATAAAAAAATGGGCCGAGGCTAACAGGCTTCTTGTCCGTACAACCCCTTGAACACCGGCAAACATACCTATGGGCTCAAATGGGGCAGGGTGGTATTTCGTGGCGATGCCGAGCTTAAAGTAGGCGCGTTTTGTAGCTTTGCCCCGGAAGTCTGCATATTCCTTGGCGGCAACCATCGGACAGATTGGGTAAGCACGTTCCCCTTCGGACACGTCGAGAACTGGCGAGAAGGCGGCAAAGGCCATCCAGCCACTAACGGCGATGTAGTAATCGGCAATGACGTATGGGTCGGCTACCGCACAACAATCCTATCTGGAATCACCATAGGCGATGGGGCAGTGATTGCGGCCAATAGCCACGTAGTAAAGGACGTAAAACCCTACGAGATAGTCGGCGGCAACCCGGCAAAGCATATCAAGTACAGATTCGACCAAGAAACCATCGACCTGCTGCTAAAGCTTAGATGGTGGGATTTACCCGACAGCGACATAGCAACAATGGTGCATGACCTGACGGCAATCCCGGACAAAGACACATTAACAAAACTCATCAACAAGCACAGACCAACCCTATAGGGAGTCTAAGATATGGCCGCAAGAATTAGAACACGACACCAGGACGAAATAAGGGCAAAAATCCAAGTATCCAACCTTATCCACAGGGTACAAGAGTACGCACTCGGCAACCTCTCGGATGAAGACATCAGTTCCAATAGATTGAATGCAATCAAATTGTTACTGAACAAGACCCTGCCGGACTTGAGCGCAGTAGAACATAGCGGCGATCCTGACGCGCCTATTGGCTTTACGGTGACGTGGAAACAGTCATAGAGATACCCTACTCGCCGCGAGAAGCCTTTTCCCCGTATCACAACTCAAACAAACGATACAAGCTCACGGTAGCCCACCGTCGAGCAGGGAAAACTGTTGCCCGTATTAACCAGATCATCCGAGCCGCAGTAACCGGCCCTGCTGATGGGCGCTACGGCTACCTTGCGCCTACATTCGTGCAGGCCAAGGACATTGCATGGGCATACCTCAAGCACTACACCGCACCGCTGCTTGAGCATGGCGGCGGCAAGAACGAATCGGAACTGAGCGTTACCCTGCCTACCGGGGCGATGATTAAGCTCTACGGCGCTGAGAACTATGACCGGATGCGTGGTCTGTACTTCAACGGCATTGCGCTAGACGAAGCGCAGGACATTCCGCCGCAAGCATTGACCCAAGTTATTCTGCCTGCCCTTGCGGATAGGGGAGGATGGTTAGACGCTGCTGGAACACCTAAAGGCCGAGCGGGGCTGCTGTACGACCTTCGCAAGATGGCGCTCGCAGACCCTGAAGCATGGTTCTATCAGGAACTGCGAGCCAGCCAGACGAACATTCTGCCGTTAGACGAACTCAAGCGGCTAAAGCAACTCATGCCGCAAAACGAATACGAGCAGGAACTTGAATGCTCTTTTGATGCTGCGGTAACAGGTGCTTACTACGCCAATCTGCTGAACGATGCCGAGGAACAAGGCCGCATTACTGGCGTGCCGTGGGAGCCGATGCTGCCGGTTAATACCGCATGGGACTTGGGCATGGCAGACAGCATGTCCATTGTGTTCTGGCAGCAGACCCGAGGCGGGGAGATTCGCGTAATTGACTACTACGAAGCCAGCGGCCACGGACTTGACCACTATGTCAACGTATTGCGTGGCAAGCCCTACACCTGGGGAAAGCACTTTGCACCTCACGATATACAAGTCCGGGAGCTGGGTACTGGTAAGTCACGGCTCGAAGTCGCAGCAAGCCTTGGAATCCGTTTTGATCTCGCCCCTAATGTCCGAGTTGAGGACGGTATTCAAGCCGCAAGAATGATGATTCCGAAGTGCTGGTTTGACAAGAACAACTGCCAAACGCTGCTGGAATGCTTGCGCCTGTACCAAGAGAAGAAAGACCCCAAGCTGAACGTAAGCCGTGGCCCGCTGCATGATTGGACAAGCCACGCTGCCGATGCTTTCCGTTACATGGCCGTGAGCATGAAGAACACCGAGCAGGCGTTTAAGCCGATCAACTACCCGAAGCTTGGAATTGTCTGATGGCAACGCCTGCCGCAATCAAAAACCTGAACAAACGTGTAGCCGACTTGGAAGCAAGGCTGGCCGAACTGGAACAAAAACTTTCGGCGCTGGCCGAGCGCAAGAAGCCTAAACCGAAAGAATCCGCATGAAATCAGACAGCGAAATCCTTGCGCTTATCGAGGAGTACGAGAAGAACTCCTACGGCCAGTATGACCAAGCCCTCGTAGAAGATCGTGAGGAAGCCCTAGATCGCTTCTATGGCCGTCCTTACGGGGATGAGGTAAACGGGCGCTCGCAGGTTGTCAGCCAGGATACCAAGGACACGATTCTTTGGGTGATGCCGCAGCTTATGAAGGTGTTTGCGGCGGGCGACACGGTTTGCAAGTTCAATCCTCGCGGCCCGGAGGATGTAGACGCAGCCGAGCAGGAAACCGAGTACGTCAACCATCTGGTGATGGAAAAGAACCGTGGATTTGAGTTGTTTTACGGCTGGTTCTTTGACGCGCTACTTTCCAAGGTTGGCTACGTTAAAGCGTATTGGGAAGAATACGAAGAATCCGAGCGCGAAACATACAAGAACATCAGCACTGAAGAAGCCGCGCTTATCCTGCAAAGCCCGGATATCGAGATCAAGGCAGCGGAAACCACCGTTGATGAGATTGGCCGCGAATACCACACGCTGGTTATCGAGTCCAAAGAGAACAAAGGCTGTATCAGGCTGTGCAACGTGCCGCCCGAGAACGTCTTTGTTGACTACGGCGTTACCGGAGCAAACATCCAAGACGCCGATTTCTTCGAGGAAATGTCTACCGTTAGCCTGGGCGACCTGAAATCGCAAGGTTATGACGTAACCGACTCGGATGCTGGGGACACCGAGCTTAATTGGGGAACCGAAGAACAGGCCCGCGACAACTACAGCGAAGGCGAAGCCGACACTTGGCAGACTGGTGCGATGCGTAAGGTTACGCTGCGTGAGGCTTACATTCGCATGGGTGACGACGACGGCGACTTGAGCCTGTACCGCGTACTGGTGGCAGGCAAGAAGGTTCTGGAAGTCGAGGAAGCTGAGGTTATCCCTTACGCCTCGCTGTGTCCGATTCCCATGCCGCACCGCCATGTTGGGCTGTCCTATGCCGATATTGTGCTTGACCTTGAGCGCATCAAGACCCGACTGCTGCGGAACGCTCTGGACGCGCAGTACCTGTCCATTCACGGGCGTTTTGCTGTGTCTGACCGCGTTAATCTGGATGACATGCTCGTATCCCGTGCAGGCGGGCTGGTTCGTGTGAATGGCGATCCGGCAGGCGCAATCATGCCGCTGGTTAATCCTCAAGACGGTTCTAGCGCCCTGCAAGCGATGGAGTACATCGACAAGATTCGCCAGACCCGTACCGGTGTGTCGGAAAAGACCCAAGGCATTGCCGAGGATGCAATGCAGGAAACCGCAACGGCTACCGCCAAGCTGATGACCGCCGCGCAAGAGCGCATTTACATGATTGCCCGTATCTTCGCGGAAACCGGCGTTAAAGACCTGTTCATGCTGGTGCATCAACTGGTACGCAAGCACGCCAACAAAGAAGCCATCTTCCAACTTCGTAACGAATGGGTGCCGGTTGACCCGCGCACCTGGAAGAACCGCAAGGACATGACCGTATCCGTGGGCCTTGGTACTGGCGACAGAGAAGAAATACGGGCGCACCTGATGAACATTCTTGCCGCACAGCAGCAGGCCATTCAGATCGGTATTGCCACGCCCAAGACCATTTACAACGCACTTGCCAAGCTTACGCAAAACGCTGGATTCAAAAACGTCGAAGAATTCTGGGTTGACCCCGACAATCAGCCGCCGCAACCGCCTAAACCAGACCCGGAAATGGTTAAGGCGCAGATGGAAATGCAGATGAAGCAGGCGGAAATGGCAGACAAGGCGCAGTTGGAGCGCGAAAAGCTGCAACAGGAAGGCGAGATTGCAAAAGAGCGATTAGCTGCCGAGATTGCGCTCAAGAACATGGAAATGGCCGCAGATATTGAGATCAAGCGCGAATCCATGCAGATGGAATACAGCCTTGGCCTGCAAAAGACCGCCATGAGCGCACAGGTGCAGACCAACAAGATCGACACCACGCCGGGGATTGAATGAACCTGAAAGAACGCGCCTATAAAGGCGATAAGGCTAATGACCTGCTGAATAACGAGGTCTTTAGCGATGCAATGACTAACCTTCGTGCGGCCATTGTGGACACCTGGCGCAAATGCCCGGTTCGAGATGTTGAAGCACAGCACGAACTCAAGCTCATGGACAAGCTGCTGTCCGACTTTGAGGCGAACATTAAAACCTTTGTGCAAGACGGCAAGATGGCGCGATTCGAGATTGAAGCCCAGCGCAAACGGGATGAGCAATCCCGCAAGGTAGCGAGAGCGCAGGGACGGTAATTCCCGGCTAGACCGGGTTAATCGCAACGTCGTGATGACGTGGCAACCGGGGGAGGAAATCAATTCCTGCCTCCCCCGTCCTTTATGGAGTATCAAACGTGGAAAATATCGAGCAAGCGGAAGCACTCGACGATTCGGATGTTCAGGAACGCATGGCCGCACTTCTGGAAGCTGAAGAAGCCAATCCCGAGGATGAGGAACAACCAGAACAAGAAGAATCAACCCTAGAAGCCGAGCAGAGCGAAGAAGACGAACAAGCCGAGCCGGAAGATGAAACGCTGGAACTGAGTTGGAATGGTGAGGTAAAGGCGTTCAAGAAGTCTGAAGTCGTGGAGCTTGCCCAAAAGGGCTTTGACTACACGGCCAAGACCCAACAGCTTGCAGAGCAACGCAAGACTCTGGAAGCACAAGCACAACTGCTGCAACAGCAGGCAGTCGTACAGAACCAGCTTGCCGACAAGGTAGCCGATATCAAGGCGCTTGATAGGCAGATTGCCGAATACAAGTCTATTGATTGGCAATCACTGGCTCAAAATGACCCCATGCAATATCTGACGCTTAACCAGTCGTTCAGCCAGCTTAAAGAAGCTCGCAACGAGGCTGTCGGCGAGTATCAGAACGCAGCCAACCAACTTACCCAAGCGCAACTCCAGCAACGAGAACAGTTCCTTGCGAAAGAGGCGCAACTGATGGCCGAGGCAGTCCCTGAATTGCGTGGTGAACGGGCAGAGCAAACCAAATCGGAGCTTAAGTCCTACCTTGCAAGCCGTGGATTCAACGACGACGAGATTAGCGGGATTATGGATCACCGCATGGTCAAGGTGGCATTCGAGGCCGCCCAATACCAAAAGCTCAAGTCAGCCCAGCCGCAGGTGAAAAAACGCATGGCCGAAGCGCCCAAAATGGTGAAGGGCAAGCAGCCCGCACCTAACAACCAAGTCCGTGAACTGCGAGATCGCGCACGGAAAGGTGACGAGAGGGCGGTTCAGGCATTGATTGAACGCACACTTTAAAGGAGGCCAATAAATGGCTACTGCAACTACTACCACCGTATCGAATGCTTCCGGTCTTGCCGAAGATTTCGAAGACATGATTTTCATGGTTTCGCCTACTGACACGCCTATGCTGACGATGGCGAAGCGCAAGAAAGCTACCGCTCGCTACCACCAGTGGCAGGAAGATACCCTTGCCGCCGCAAGCTCCAACAAGGCCGAGGAAGGCGCTGATGCTTCGTATGGCACCGCTGCCGCTACTGCGACCCTTGGCAACTACTGCCAGATTTCGACCAAAACCGTCGATATCAGTCGCACGCTGGATATCGTCAACAAGCATGGCCGTAAGTCTGAGGTGGCTTATCAACTGATGAAGCGTGGCAAGGAACTGAAGCGCGACATGGAGTTTTCCATCTGCCGCAATCAGCCCTCCGATTCTGGCACCGCTCGCGCAACTGCTGGCTGGGAGTGCATGATTTCCAGCAATCTGGTGCGTGCAAACTCTGGCGAAACCACGGATTACTCAGTGCGCGGCTTCTCGGCTGCTTCGTGGACTGCCCCGGAGGATGGTTCTCTGGTCACTTTCGAAGAAGCCGATCTCGTATCGGCGCTGGGCCTTGCTTGGGAAGATGGCGGCGACCCGTCCGTTATCATGATGAGCAAGAAGAACAAAAACGTGTTCAACAGCTTTGCGGGTATTGCGACGAAGTACAACCCGCTGACTGGCAAGGCTTCTCAAGCCAACATTGTCGGTTCTGCTGACGTGTACGTGTCCGACTTCGGCAACCATGTGGTCAAGCTGAATCGCTACATGCGTGACGAGGCCGTGTTTTGTATCGACCCGGAATATATCTCCGTGGCCTATCTTGACGGCATCAAGAAAACGCCGATGGCGAAAACCGGCGACAGTGAGCGGTTCCTGATGACGGTTGAATACGCGCTTGTGTGCGACAACCGCCAGGCTCATGCCACTATCGGCGGTGTCGGCGTTTAAGTAGGACAGGGGAGGGCTTCGGCCTTCCCCTTTTTTATGGGGGGCTAAGTGCCAATCCTGTTTGACTATGATCCGGACACGGGCATAACAGAGTATTTCGATTACGACCCGTTTAAAGATCAAGTCGTTATCACCACAGCACAAGATGTTAGCCTGATGCTGGACAGAATGCAGGCTATCCGCAACAACCCTGAAATATGGGCAAAAGGCGTTAAAGAGAGCTTCGCCATGTATGCAAGCCTCCCGCCTGTCGTGCAGACCGAACTGATGAACAAGGGCTATCGGCTGGACGGCAAAGACGATTTGAAAATGCTGTTGAAAGAGATAAATACAAACTACCCCTACCTCAAGGCGACTGATAAATGGGTACGCTGACAGAGGGAGAAGTAAAAGAGATTCAGCAGGCCGCATTTAGCCTGATTGAACGCAAACAACTGGATGATGCTTACGGGTTGTGCCTGACGCTGCTTGAGCATAATCCTAACGACGCTGTAGCCCTTAACTTCATGGGCGTAATTTTCCTTGAACAGCATAACTTCCCTGCGGCCTATCAGTATTTCCGCAGGAGCCTTGCCGAGAACCCGAACCCTGCGCCCACGTGGGTGAACTTCGGGCTTGCCGCGCATGAGCTTGGCCGCAACGAGGAAGCCATTAACAGCTATCTCAAGTCTGCATCGCTGAATAATGAGTACGCGAAAGCCTACATTAACGCCGCCGCCGTGTTTATCGAGGAAAGCCGCTGGGATGACGCAAAGAAGGCGTGCGACCTTGCGCTAGAGATCGAGCCGAACAATACCTTGGCACAAAAGAACCTTGCCCACTACCACCTTGCCAAGCATGAATGGCGCGAAGGTTGGAAATATTGGGAATTGAGCCTTGGCGAGAAGTACCGCAAGGAATGGGTATACGGCGATGAGCCACGATGGGATGGATCCAAAGGCAAGCATGTTGTCGTTTACGGAGAGCAAGGGCTTGGCGACGAGGTTTGTTATGCCTCCTGCATCCATGACCTGATTAAAGACAGCCAGCACGTCATTATCGACTGCGACCCGAGGCTGGAAAAGCTGTTTAAGCGGTCTTTCCCTGACGCAGAAGTACACGGCACGCGCCGTGATGAGAACCCGGCATGGCTGGATGGCGCGAAGATCGAGGCACGGGTAGCGATGGCATCGTTGCCGTACTTCTACCGCAACGCTGACGAAGATTTCCCCGGCACTGCCTATCTCCAGGCCGACCCGGAACTGGTAAAGATGTTCCGCACGTACTTTGACACGCTCGGCAAGCCGGTATACGGCATCTGTACGCATGGCGGGTCGAAACTGACCGGCGAGAGCTACCGCACCCTGCAACCGGAGTCGTTTAGCCCGTTGTTTTCCAAGGATGCGGTGTTTATCTCGCTGGACTACAAAAACAAGACGCAAAACCCGCGCATTACCTACATGCCGTGGGCTGCACAAGCCGTTGATTATGACGTGACTGCCGCGCTGATTGCTGCGCTCGATGCGGTTGTCGGGATACATACAACGGCCATGCACGTTGCCAATGGTCTAGGTGTTCCTACGCATATCCTGGTTCCCGAAAATCACCAGTGGCGCTACGAAGGCAAATACGTGTGGAGCAATTGCGCGACCCTGTACCACCAGAAGAAAGACCAGAACTGGCGCGACGTTATCCGCAAGGTGAATCTTTGAAGCTACACCTTGGCTGCGGTAAACGCCGGTTCGACGGTTATCTGAACATCGACCTGCACGGCTCTGACATGGACATGGATATCAGGCGCTTGCCGTTTCCTGACAACAGCGCCGACGAGATAGTGACCGTCCATGTTTGCGAACACTTCTACGTGCGCGAGATACTCGGCATATTGCAGGATTGGCGCAGGGTACTAAAGCCCGGTGGCGTGTTTATTGCAGAGCTTCCTTGTCTGGATAAGGTGCTGTGGCACTTCCAGAACGGCAGCCCCGATAACATGACGCTGTGGCCGCTTTACGGTGACCCGAACACGCACAAGGACGGAGAGCCAGCCTTGCACAAGTGGTGCTGGTCAAAAGACCAGTTTCGCGCATTGCTGAAAGCCGCCGGGTTTGACGATATCCGCGACGAGAAGCCGCACTTTCACAAGCCTAGCCGGGATATGCGATGGGTAGCGGTGAAGTAAGACCGTATTCAGTTAGTTTCCTGTCGTTTGGTTCGTTGATTGCATCCAGCCGCTTGCGTGCCGAGATACCGCAGGCCGAGCTTACAAAAATTGGCGTTCGTCGCGGAACCGACATGCTTGTTTACGGCAAGCACATTCTCAACAAGGTTCCCAAGTTCGCCCCGCACATCTTTGACGTGTGCGACGACCACTTTAACAACCCGACACTCGGTGATTACTACCGGCTGCACGTAAAAGAAGCCGATGCGGTTACGTGCAATTCCGAAGTCATGCGGGAAATCGTTTCACGTGAAACCGGGCGTGATGCTGTGGCGATTCCTGACCCGTATGAGTCAGAGGAAAGACCCGCCGACATGGGCTATGGGCTGCTGTGGTACGGGCATGAATCGAACCTAAAGACCATCCTGCCGTACATGAACCTTGGCGTATCCATCCTATCCGGCAGGGATTGGAGCCGCGACAAGCAGTTAGACATGCTGGAAGGCTGCGCCGTGGTGCTGATTCCTACGGATGAGCGCAAAGGCAAGTCGGCCAACCGCATGATCGAGGCAATCCGCAACGGGCGCTTCGTCGTGGCAGGGGAGTTACCAGCCCATGACGAGTTTAAAGACTTCATGTGGGTTGGAGATATCACCGAAGGCGTGACGTGGGCGTTACAGAACCGTAACGAGGCCATTGCTCGCGTCAAAGCCGCACAAGACTACATCAGAGAAAAGTATTCACCCGCCGCTATCGCAAGACAGTGGCTAACCGTATTGGATACCGTATGGCAACAAGCTACAGCGCGCTAAAGACGGAAATCACTAACTGGACGCACCGGAGCGACCTTACCTCGCACATTGATACGTTCATCGACATGGCCGAGGCCAAGATGAACCGCACCCTGCGTATGTCCGAGATGGAGGACTCTACCGCCATTGCCTATTCAGGCTCTGATATCTCCCTGCCTGACGGTTTTCTGGAAATGCGCGAGATTCACGTATCAAGCTCGCCTGATACCACGCTTGAGTTTGTCGCACCGTTCAAACTGTCGCAACTCAAGCAATCTGGCGCTGGTGGCATTCATGTCTACTACACCATCCGCGATGATGCTATCGAGCTTTACCCAACCGGCTCTTGCACCGTGGAGATGGTGTTCTACAAGGAAATCACGCCGCTTGACGACACGAATACGTCGAACTTCGTGCTGGCCGACAGCCCCGATCTCTACTTTCACGGCTGTATGCACAACGCCTACATGTACATGCGCGATGTTGACAGCGCCGCCATGCACAGCCAGGAATTCGAGCGCATTGCCGAGCAGATGAACAAGATGAGTAACCGCCGCAAGTTTAGCGGCCCGTTGCAAGTGAGGACGGCATGAGCAGGATTGCGAACAAAGGCGCGGAGATTTACGCCATTAACAGTTCAAATGATGCACCGATCAACCGCTTGGGTGCTGCTGGCTGGATTCAAGGCAAGGTAAAAGACAACGCAGACGCCAACAAGACCGGCACGAACATGCTTGCCGGGAATGGGCGATATCAATACTTGGCGTCGCAGTATAACGCGGTGAGGGCTGCTGGAATCATCCGCGCCTACTCCGGCTCCCTCTACCTCCCCAACGACGCCAACTGTTTTCAGGATTCGGCAGGGACTACGGCAGGGGCGAAGGATGCGGTTGTCGGAAAACTGCTGGATTCCGTCGGCACGAACCACGCCACCCAAGCCACGGCAGGGTATAAGCCTATTCTGCGGAAGGGGGCGAAGAATCTGCTGACGTACTCGGAGCAGTTTGATAATGCGGCTTGGTTGAAGTCCGCTGTCGCAATTACCCCCAACGCAGCTGTTGCGCCTGACGGGACGATGACAGCGGATTTGATCGTAGAGTCAGAAGCCAGCGCTGTCCATGAAATAAGAACTTCAAGCGTAACCTTAACCGCAGGCAGTACATACACCTTTGGTGTTAGTATAAAGGCAGCAGGTAGAAGGTACGTAAGGATTGGTTACAGCGGAGCATGGGGAGCCGGGACGGGTTACGCGGTATTTGATCTGCAAACTGGACAACTAACATACAGGAGTGCCGCCGGGTTAGTGGCGAGCATAGTTTCTGTCGGTGATTGGCACAAAGTCTACCTGACGCACACAATAGCCAAGACTGCCACCTCCACGCTATATGTTGGTCTAAATGTAGATGCCACAACTGGGGTGGTGTATGCAGGAGATGGCGCCTCTGGCGCTTATGTCTGGGGCGCTCAACTAGAAACTGGTTCCACCGCCAGCACCTACGTCGCCACAACCTCTGCTCCTGCATCCAACGGCATCGGCCCGTGGTGGCTCGACTATGACGGTTCGGATGATGTGCTTGCTGCCGGGGCTTTTGGCGCAGGCTTCACGTCCTCTACGCTGGTGCGCTCCAACTACGGCGCGGTTCAAACCACGACTACGGCGCAAGACCTGTCTGCCGGGTACAACATGACGGTGGATAACTCCGGCCTGATCGTGGTGCCGGATACCGTGTCTGCTGCTGACCTCGCTGTACTGCAACGCTACGCCAACTCGCTGGGGGGTTACTCGGCATGAACAGCTTTCTGACTCTGGCGCTCCCTGCACCGCTGACGCCTACGGCCAAGCTCATCAGCCGCAGCCTCGACCCGGACGTTGGGGGCTTCGAAGCGTTTGAGATGCACGCCACGGATGAGAGCAACATGCTCTATGTGGTCTACGGATTCCCCTGCACGGACGAGTTCCAAGCGCAGGCGTTTGGCTTCAAGGACGACCCTGCCGCGCTCCATCACGCTGTCACCCACGACCCGCGGTGGGAAGGCGAGGACATGCCGACGCTGGCCGAGGTCGAAGCCTTCTGCGCCACGGTGCTGATGAGCAGCGCATGGGGTGTGGTGGCGGGGGCGGATGATCTTGCCCTTACGTTGGCCGCATAAGAAAAATGATTCCACTCGGCGCATACCTCCCCGATCAACCGGCTCTCGGCCAGCACGCTACCGTCGCAAATAACTGTGTTCCGGCTGTCGGTTATTACGCACCGTTCTACTCGCCTGTGCGTTATAGCGATGCTGCCGCAGAGCAGGCATTAGGCGCATTCGGCACCTATTCGACCTCTGGCATCCCCTACAACTTCGCCGGTACGGATTCATACCTGTACAAAGTGAGCGCAGGCGCTTGGGAAGATGTTTCCAAGGTTGGTGGCTACAACACCGGCACGAACAAATGGGATTTTGCCGTGTTCGGCAATCGCGTGATTGCGACCAATGGCGTAGAAAAGCCGCAATCCTACATCATGGGTACGGATACGGACTTTTCCGACCTGACCGCCGATGATGTGATTGCCCGGACAGTGGCGATTGTGCGCGGCTTCGTTTTCCTCGGCTACATGACCGAAAGCGCTACGGAATACCGCAATCGGGTTAGATGGTCTGCTCTTGAGGACCCAACCGACTTTACCGCTTCCGCTACTACACAATCCGACTTCCAAGACCTGTACGGCGAAACTGACGCGGGTTCCGTGGTCAAGATCGTTGGCGGTGAGTACGCGACTATATTCTGCGAGCGCGGCATCTTCCGTGGAACCTATGTCGGCGGGGATTTGATCTTTACCTTCGACCAGATTGTTAATGACCTCGGCACTCGCGCCCCTGGTTCCGTAGTTTCTCACGGCGACATGGTTTTCTTTGTTGGCAGGGATGGCTTTTACATGCTGACGCCTGCGGGCCTTATTCCGATTGGCGAAGGCTCGGTTAATCGCATGTTTATGAATGAGCTTTATTCCGATGATATCGGGCTAATCTCGGCCACGGTTGACCCGAACAGAAGCCTGTATATCGTGGCTTACCCTGTGTCTGCCAATACGCTCGGCAAGATTCTGATTTACAACTGGACGACGAAGAAATGGACTACCGTAGAGCCGGGAAACATGGACTGCCTATTCCGCTTCCTGTCCGAAGCCATTGCGACGGATGCAGCCACGGCGTTTGATAACCCGGACACTGGTGACTATGCCAACGTGCCGACTGATTCGCCCGTATGGCTTGGCGGTACGCCGTCATTTGCTGGCGTGGATTCCTCGCACTATGCCGTCACCTTCAACGGTGCGCCGCTGACGGCCACGTTTGAAACCGGCGAAGGCCAGCTAAACGGCCAAGGCAAGGCGCTGGTGACGAACATTATCCCGATGATCGAAGGCAGCCCAACGGCTATTTATGCCTCTGTTGGATATCGAGATAAACCTAACCAGCCTGTTACTTATACCGATGAGGTTGTCGCCAACGACGAAGGCGAGTGCAACCTGTTCAACGTGGCACGCTATCAACGGGCTAAATTGCGCGTTGTCGGTGGATTCACCAAAGCGTATGGCGTGAACTTTGAGGCCACGCAAGCAGGGCGCTACTGATGGCAATTCGCGTCACCTATCCGACATGGCAGGAAGCTATCCGCGCTATCGGAACGCAGTGGAATACATTTTTCAGCATTGACCGCATGGTTCGTGGCGTGGACACGAAGGACGATGTGATCGTGAACAACGATGCAACCGGCGTAGTGCTGAAATCCCCGGACGGGCATTACTGGCGGATAAGCGTGGATAACGCTGGTGCGCTCACTACGACAGACCTTGGAACCACTAAACCGTAATGCCCAAGCACGCTACATTAGACTCCAATGGAAAAGTGCCGAGCGCACAACTGCCTGCTGCCTCCTCTGGCGCGACGAGTTGGGGGAGTATCCAAGGAACCCTGACAGCGCAGACCGACCTGAATACCGCGCTTTCTGGCAAGTCTGATACCGGCCATACGCATACCGGCACCTATGAGCCTGCAAACGCCAATATTCAGAGCCATATCAGCAATACCAGCAACCCGCACAGCGTAACGGCAAATCAGGTACTTCCGAGCCAAACCGGAAACAACGGCAAGTATCTGACCACAGATGGCACAAATTCAAGTTGGGGCGCGGTTAGCGCAGGTGAGGCTTTCCCGGTTGGGTCAGTGTTCATCGCGGTGGTTTCGACCAATCCCGGAACGCTGCTTGGTTATGGCACTTGGGTAGCGTTTGGCGCGGGCAGGGTGCTTGTCGGCCAAGATGCAGGCGATGCAGACTTTGACACCGCAGAGGAAACGGGCGGAGCCAAGACCAAGGCTATCTCGGCGCATAGCGGAGCGGCGGTGGCTGACCACGCGAGCCATACGCACAGTTATACCGAGGTTCCGAACCATACCCATCCGGTAACGATTACCGACCCCGGACATACGCATAATCAAGGAATACGCAACACCGGGACGGCAGGAACAGCGGGCGTACAAGGTGGAAGCGCAGCAAACAATGCAACCATTACCGATGGGGTTCCGAGCAAAACAACCGGCATCACCGCGACGACAAGCAATCCGGGAGGAGGTGTGGCAAGCGGAACCACTAGCGCACCTTCGGCAACGCTGACCCATAGCGTTACACAGCCTGCCGCGCATACAGACTTAAACGTGGTTCAGCCGTACATCGTCGTGTACATGTGGAAACGTACTGCATGACCAAACTGGAAATCGTGCCTGCCACGCACATTGACCGTGCATGGCGGGATGGAGCTGCTTGCCTTGCCGAAGCCTGCAACACCAGCGGAGGCGAGATAACCGGCGACCAGTTGAAGCTCGTTCTCGGCCGTAGCGAACGGTGGCTGGTGAGGATGATAGAGGACGGCGAAACGGTGGGGTGGGGAACGGTGAGAACAGACCAGTTCCCGAACGTGCGCGTTTTGCATATTGCCGACTTGGTTTGCCATAACCGGCACTTTGAGCGGTTTTTTGATGAATTGAAGCAGATGGCAGAGATAGCCGGATGCTCGGAAGTCCGGTGGTCTTGCAAGGACGCGCAGGCAAGGCTTTACCGCATGAAGGTTAAAGACGAGATCGAGGCGGTCTACACGACCTACAGGGTGAAACTATGAGATACAACCATATCGACATGCTGCCGGAACAGGCATTTCAGCCTGTTGGCAAGAAGATGACGCTTGAGGGCGGCGGGGGTGGTGGCGGCAAGTCCAAGACCATTAGCGAAGTCCCGGCAGAACTCAAGCCCTTGGCCGCTCGCTACAGTTCCGCAGGCATTCAGGCTTTCGACACGCCGTTTCAATACTATAACGATCAACGCTATGCCGGTCTGACCGACCCGCAACTGCAAGGCATCGACATGGTGCAGAATCGCGCCCTGCAAGGCTCCGCGACGGTAGGAAACGCGGAGAATCAGCTTAACAGCATGATTGCTGGTGGTAGTACCAATCCGTTCCTTGACCAGATGTTTCAGGCCGGAGCCGACAAGGTAAAGGCCAACGTCAACAGCAACTTTGCGCTAGGTGGTCGTTATGGCTCTGGCGCACATACAGGAACCCTTGCGGATTCGCTCGGCAACATGGCGGCGCAGATGTATGGCGGTGCGTATGAGAATGACCGCGCTCGCCAGATGCAAGCCATCGGCATGGCCCCGCAGTTCGGCAACATGGCGTACCAAGACGCTTCCCAACTGATGAACGCCGGTCAAATCCTGCAAGACGAAGCGCAGAACCCGCTCGACTTCCAATATCAGCAGTTTACCGAAGATCAAAACAAGCTTTACAAGGATATGGCAGCAGCGGCAGGCATCTTCCAGAGCCAGCCGTATGGCAATAGCTCGACCACTACTCAATCCGGCGGGGGTAAATGATGGCTTTCCCTTTCGTTCCTATGCTTCTTGGCGCTGCTAGTGGCGCTTTGTTCAACAAGAAAGACCCGCTAACCGGCGCTCTTATGGGAGGCGGTCTTGGCGCTGCTGGGGGATTGCTTGCCCCTGGTGGCGGATTCGGCGGGGTTATCGGTGAAGGCGGGTTGCTATCCAACCCACTTGAGCATGCTGGTTCGGCCATGACGCACGGTACGAATCTTGGCAGCCAGCAGACCGCCATGCTCGCGGCACAAGATGCGGGGATGGGCGCTAATCCAATGGCGCAGGCAAGTGAATTTATGAAACCAGCCGGAATCGCCATGCAGGCCGCGCAATCCGTTAGCCCTGAGCAAGAGCCTTTGCCGCCTCCGCCCGTCCCGCAAATGCCCAACTATGGTGGTGCTTCGCAAACCTTATCGCAGATTGCCCAGCAGCCGCAACAGATGGCGATGCAACAGCAGCAGATGGACGAAGCACGGAAACAACGCCGCATGGGTCTTTTGGGCCGCATAGCGTAAAGGAGTAGATATGGGATTGCTTGACCCTCAATTTTGGCAGTCGCCGCAAGGTATCGGGCTGCTTTCTGGTGTCGCCAGTTATGCGGCCAATGCTCGACGCGGCGCACCTGTTAACTCGCTCGGCAGAGGCTTGGCCGGAGGTCTTGCAGGCTACGGGCTGGCACAAGACCAGATTCGGCAGGCAGAGCAGGACAAGATCAACAACGAACTGCGCCAGTTCCAGCTTCAACAGGCCCGCGACGCGATAGCAGCCGCACAGAAAACACGTGATTGGCGTGCCAAATTGCCGGAGATGATGAAGCCCGTAACCACGCCGGAACAGGCTGTTTTTGAGCAGCCCCCTTTGCTGGATAGCGGAATGAATCCGCTCGGCCAAGGTGCGCCGATGCTTTCCGCTGGCGGTGCAATGACTGCATACAAGCCTGCCACTACCGCGCCTAACCCTGCCTTGCGCGATTTCCTGATGGCAGATGGCAGCCCGTATGCCGACAAGGTGATCGAGCAGCAGCTTTTCCCGAAAGAGCGAAAAGTCAAGGATTGGCAGAAAGTGACCGTTGATGGTCGTGTCCTGTATGCGCCTTATTTTGAGGATGGTAGTGTAGGCCAGCCGGTTCCTTATGATGTTGCGGAAAAACTTAACTTCCAAGATACGGGCGGCGCCGTTGTTGGTCTGAACCCGTTTACCGGACAGCCGGTTGGCGGGTCTGTACCAAAAAGCATGACACCCGGCGAAAGAGCGCGTATCGGGCTTGATCGTGAACGCTTCAACTTTGACAAGGGCACCGCTGTAGCAGAGGCTGGCGGGCCTAACCAAATCGCCTATACGAAACAGTTTGGGAAAGCTCCTGCTGGATTTAGGTGGAAACAGGATGGTTCGCTCGAATCAATACCTGGTGGCCCGAACGACATTAAGGCAGGGCTTGAGGGGCAGAAAGCGGAGCAACGCAAAACAGCAGCCACAACGGCGGCGCAGAACGTACTGACGGCGGTTACTGATGCCCGTGATTTGGTTGGACTGAGCACGGCCGGGGCTGGTTCACTGATGGCGAAAGTGCCCGGTTCAGATGCGCGAAACTTGCAGGCAAAGCTGGAAACAATCAAGGCCAATCTTGGTTTTGACAGACTCCAACAGATGCGCGACATGTCACCGACAGGGGGTGCGTTGGGGCAGGTTGCCGTGCAGGAATTGATCGCTCTGCAATCAACCGTTGCTTCACTTGACCAAGCGCAATCCCCGGCGCAATTGAAAGCGGCTCTCGACAAGATCGAGATGCACTATAACAACTGGCTAGGCACGCTTGGAAACAACGCGGGCGGCGCTTCCGGGTCTTGGTCAATCAAGAGAAAACCATAATGGCTAAATACGACATTACCGCCCCTGATGGTTCTACATGGGAAGTCGAAGCCCCTGACAGCGCCAGCGAGGCCGATGTTCTCAAGTACGCACAAGGCCAGTGGCAGGCGCAACCCGCCCAAGAAGCGCCCAAACAGAACGCCGGAACGCTTGCAAATATCGGTATGGGCGGGATACAAGGCGCTGCTGATATTGGCGCTACGCTCAAAGCCCCGCTTGACTACGTGCAAGACCTGATTAACCGCGCCATGCCTAACCCGGCTATACCTAACGAGCAGCCCACGAATCAGAAGCGCCGCGCTGACATTGCCGAGTTCTTCCAGAACAATGCCGACCCTGAATCTACCGCTTTTCAATTGAGCAGACTTGGAACGCAAATCGCCGGTACTGCTGGCGTACCTGGCGCATTGGCAAAGACCGCTGCGCCTGTTCTTGGTCGTGTTGCGCCTACCGTTGCGCCTAAACTGGTTACCGCGCTGGAATCTGGCGGTTTCAAGATCGGCCAGAAAGCGACCACGCTACCCGGAAAACTGGCTAATGCCGCGATTCGTACTGGGGCGGGGGCAACAGTTGGCGCTACTCAAGCAGGATTGGTTAACCCTGATGATGCTGGCATAGGTGCGGTGATTGGCGGCGCGATGCCCGGGGCTTTCAAGGTGGCCGGCGAAGCAGGGAAACTGGCAAAACGCGGCACTAGTGCGCTTATCCGTAACACTATCGGGCTTACTACCGGTACGGGCGGTGATGCGGTGAGCGTGGCTTACCAATCCGGCAAGGCTGGCAATCGTGCATTCCTTGAGAACATGCGCGGGGCTTCCGCTGATGACATTGTGGCGCAGGCCAAGGAAGCCATCGGCAACATGCGGGCTGAGCGAGCAGCCGCTTACCGTAGCGGCATGGTTGATATTAAGGCAGACAAGACCGTTATTGACTTTGCGCCGATCAATAAAGCCGTCGCCAAAATCAGCGCCTTGGGTTCGTTCAAAGGCCAGCAAATCAACAAGAACGCAGCCGGTACGGTGGACGATATTGCCGAAACCGTGAACAAGTGGGCCAACCTAGACCCGGCAGAGTTCCATACCCCGGAAGGGCTGGATGCGCTCAAGCAGGCGCTTGGAGACATTCGGGACGCTACGCAATTCGGCACACCAGCAAGAAGGGCGGCAGACCAAGCCTATAACGCCGTAAAGGGCGAAATCAACAAACAAGCGCCCGCTTATGCCAAGGTGATGAAGGAATACACGGAAGCATCAGAAGCATTGAAAGAGGTAGAAAAGGCATTTTCTACTGGTGAGAAGGCGGCGAAAGACACCACGCTTCGCAAGCTGCTTTCCGTAATGCGAAACAACGTCAATACGAACTTTAGCAACCGCAAGGAACTCGCGCAAACGCTGGTTGATAACGGGGCAAAAGACCTGTTCCCGTCTATCGCGGGGCAGGCCATGAGCAGCCCGACCCCCAGAGGGTTGCAGCAGTTGGCCATGACCGGCTCCGCTGTTGCTGGCGTATCAAACCCGGCATTTTGGGCGACCTTACCTCTCCAATCTCCGCGCCTGATGGGTAATGCCGCTTATGGGCTTGGCCGTGCTGCTGGGGCAACGGCTAACGCTGGAAAACAAGCCGCAGGCAAGATCGGAACTGCCGCGCCTGGATTGTTGGCCGATGACCTGGCGCTGCTGAGAACGCTACCGCTGATTACTTTATCAGGCCAAATAAACCAGCGATAAATCCGATGACTGCAATAAGGATTAGTTTCCCCCACATGTAGTCCAGAAACGTTAGTTCCATAGAAAAGCCCGCCTAGTGCGGGTTTTTTTGTGCGTGAAGTTTCCAACATAGCAAAAAACAGCAGATTTGCAACCCCCGTCGAGATGACGCGGATTCCGACACAAGGATAAAACATGGCTCTTAAAGATTTGAGTGTATCGGCGGCCAGCAACACCGCCACGCCTCCTAACGGCGCTCCCGAGGGAACGTTCCTGCTTGGCGACATCTCCGACACTTTCCGCCAAACGCTTGCCGTCATTCGCACCCTTGCGGCGGCTGACACCATCGCGGCGGCTGCGACTACCGATCTCGGCAGCAAGGACGCTACGTTTCTCACGCTGACTGGCACGGCCACGACTATCAGCGCACTCGGCACCGTTTCGGCGGGCATTTACAAGTTCGTTATCTACAACGCCGCGCATACGGTAACCCACAACGGCACCTCGCTTATCCTGCTTGGCGGGGCAAATCGCACCGTTGCGGCGGGGGATGCGTCGCTGTTCATCTCGGAAGGTTCTGGCAACTGGCGCGAGCTTATGTTTTCCCCTGCGGCAAGCTATCAGCCCCTAGATGCAGAGTTAACCGCACTCGCCGGGTTGACCTCTGCTGCTAATAAAATCCCCATGTTTTCCGGCGCTGGCACGGCTACGCTTATCGACTTCAAAGACGAAGATGATATGGCGTCTGATTCCGCCACCGCTGTTCCCTCTCAGCAATCGGTAAAAGCCTACGTTACTGCATCCTCTGTGTTGGATGCCGAGCTTTCTGCTATTGCTGGCCTAACCTCGGCAGCCAACAAGATCATTCGTTATACCGGCTCTGGTACTGCCGACCTGCTGGACTTCAAGGATGAGGACGACATGGCAAGCGATTCCGCTACTGCCTTGCCTTCGCAACAATCCGTCAAAGCCTACGTTGATGCAAATGGCGGCGGTGCATATGAGCTTGTATCGACAACCAATGTTACCGCCGTTGCCAACATCGACTTCGACCTGCAAGAAGACATTTACTGCGAGTGGAAGTTCGTAATCGACGGCGTGATTCCTGCAACAGACGGC